GTCAGATTCTCTCGCTCCGGGGGGAGCCTACGAGCTACGCCCAGAGCTGCTATGGAACCCGGCAACGCTGGCCCGGCACTCATGGTTGGAGCGGTTCGCCGACGTGCCCGACGACGCCGCGGCACCGCTGGCGATGAGCCCGCCACCTGCTGACGCCGTGGGCTCCTACGGCGCGGAGGCTGTCGAGTGGATCCAGGCCACACAGCGGATGACGCTGCGATGGTGGCAGGCGCTCGCCATCACTCGGCAGCTCGAGCACCGCGCAGACGGCACGTTGTGTCACAGGTCCGTGGTAGAGAGCACGCCGCGCCGCGCCGGCAAGTCCGTCCGCGTCCGCGCGCTGGCGCTGTGGCGGATGGCTCACGCGGAGATGTTTGGGGAGCCGCAGGTGGTCATCCACACAGGCTCCGACGTGGCTATCTGCCGCGAGATTCAGCGTGGGGCGTGGCGATGGTGCGAAGAGAACGGGTGGACAGTGTCCCGGGCCAACGGGAAAGAGGCCGTGGAAAGCCCGGATGGGGACCGCTGGCTCGTGCGAGCGCAGCGGGCCGTGTACGGCTACGACGCATGCCTGGGGATCGTGGACGAAGGGTGGGACGTCGAACCTGACACAGTGTCGGAAGGGCTCGAGCCCGCGACCCTGGAGCGCAGCAGTGCGCAGGTTCACCTGACGTCCACGGCGCACCGTCGCGCTACCAGTCTCATGCGGACCACACTGCAGCATGCCTTCACCACCGACGACCCGGAGACGCTGCTGCTGCTGTGGGGCGCCCGCCCAGGCTCAGACCCAGCGGATCCGGCCGCATGGAGGGCTGCGTCACCGTACTGGTCGGACGACAGGCGCCGGATGATCGCCACGAAGTACGAGAAGGCGTTGGCCGGCGAGGACGACCCCGAGCTGGACGACCCTGACCCTATGCGCGGGTTCGAGGCGCAATACCTGAACGTCTGGCGGCTGAGAGAACGCCGCGAGGTAGGCAGGCCCGTGGTGTCGGAGCAGGCTTGGGCGGTGCTCACGACGGCTGCCCCGGACGACCGCGCCCCGGACGCTGTGGCCGTAGAAGACTGGTACACCGAGGGCGTGAACGTCGCCCAGGCGTGGCACGTGGACGGGGCGGCCGTCGTGAGCGTCACCACGTACGACGACGTGGCCGGCGCCGTGGAAGCCGTCAACGCGGCGGGCTTCCGTCGCCCAGTGCTGGTAGGCGCCTCACTCTGCAATGACCCCGCATGGAAGGCCGCCGGCGTGCGCACCACACCACAGAAAGGCACCGTACGCGGCGCCGTGGAGGACCTGGCCCGGCTGCTGACTGACGGCGTCCTGGCCCACGACGGCGGCGCGGAACTCGCCGCGCAGGTGCTCGCGCTGCGCACATCCCCAGGCGTGGACGGGCCGCGGCTGCGCAGCACAGCGCCCGCGGATGGTGTCAAGGCTGCAGTATGGGCCGCGCTGGCGGCGCGGGAAAATAAGCGGCGGCACGGCGCGTTCGTGCTGTGAGCCCCACGCCCGCTGTGGCACACTGTCCCGCGTGCGATGGCCGTGGAAGCGCCAGGAGGCGCCGCGTAACGACACGCTGATCTCGATTGCGGACCCTGGCGCACTGGCGGGGTACTTCGGCCTATCACCCACGTACGCCGGGGTGAACGTCGGGGAGGGGTCCGCGCTCGGGATCGCCGCATTCTGGCGGGCGGTCATGCTCATATCCGGCACCATCGCATCGCTACCGCTGCACACCTTCCGCGACACCGCAGAAGGTGAACGGCAGCGTATGACGTCATGGGTGGACGACCCGGGCACCGAGGACGGGCTCACGCCGTACGAGTGGAAGGAAACGTGCCTGCTGCACGGGCTGCTACACGGGAACGTGTACCTGCAGCATGTGCGGAATCTGGCCGGCGCCACGGTCGGCGCGACACCCGTGCACCCGTTGGCTGTGACTCCCGCGTGGGAGCGGCGCTCCGATGGCACCTACACCGGGCGGAAGGTGTTCGCTGCCACCCTGGCCGATGGCACCCGGCGCACATTCACACAAGACACCATGACGCAGGTCATGGGGCCATCCCTGGACGGGCTCCGCGGGCTGTCCCTAATCGGGGTGGCGCGGCATTCCCTGGGGACGCACATCGCCGGGGACCGGGCCGCAGCGAAGATGTTCGGTAACGGCGCCCTGATTTCCGGGCTCGTGTCCACGGAAGAGGACGTGGACGAGGACGAAGCGAAGGACATAAAAAAGGGCCTGGACCGCAAGGTGGGCGGCTGGGAAAACGCCGGGGAAGTGGCATTCGTCAATCGGAAACTGCGCTTCACACCGTGGACAATGAGCGCGCAAGACGCGCAATTCCTGCAGTCCCGCCAGTTTCAGATTGAAGAAATAGCGCGCTGGACTGGGGTGCCGCCGCATCTGCTCATGCAAACCGAAAAACAAACGTCGTGGGGTACGGGCGTCGCGGAGCAGAACCGCGGCCTGGGCCGATTTACGCTGCTGGGTTGGACCATGCGTTTTGAGCAGCGACTCTCACGGCTGCTGGCGCGGCCACGTTTCGCGGAGTTTGACTTCGCCGGCCTCGAGCGGCCCACACCAGAGGACGAGATAAAGCTGCTGATCGAGCAGGTGAAGGCGGGCCTGTTGACCGTGAACGAAGCCCGGAAGATTCGCAACCTGCCACCTATCGACGGCGGGGACGTGCTCCGCGTCAGCGGCGGCGGGCAACTCGAGCTGGAAGAGGCGCTGTCGTGAACCCAGGACGGCTACGGGAGCTGGCGAACCGTGGGCGGGCCATGACCGCGCGCCCACAGAACCACGGCGGGGACTGGTGGAAGATCGGCAACACTGACGGTGACCGCGCGGAAGTGTTCATCTACGGTTACATCGGAGACGACTGGCACGAAGAGGACGTGACCGCGGCATCGTTCACGAAGACACTCCGGGCCATCACAGCACCGATCATCGACCTGCGGGTGAACAGTCCAGGCGGGGCCGTGTTCGACGGCATCGCCATATACGCGGCGCTGCTGGAGCACCCCGCGACGGTGGCCGTCACCGTGGACGGGGTGGCCGCGTCGGCGGCTTCGTTCGTGTCGATGGCCGGGGACACAGTGGCCATGCAAAAGCCCGCAAAAATGATGATCCACGACGCCTCCGGCATTGTGCTCGGAAACGCCGCGGATATGCAAGAAATGGCGGACCTGCTGAACGAGCTGTCCGACACCATCGCCGGCATCTACGCGGACCGCGCGGGCGGCACCGTGGCGAAATGGCGGGACGCCATGAAAGCGGAAACCTGGTATTCTGCGGCGGCGGCAGTAGAGGCCGGCCTCGCGGACCAGGTGGTGAACGACACCACCGAATCAGCGCCGGAGGACCGGCGCAGTCAAGTAATCCGCGCACGGGCGCGGCTGCTCCGTGAAAGGGGAGTGAAATGACCATCGAGGAAATCCTCGCCGCGCTGCAGGCCATTCTGGACGGCTCGCAGGGCCGGGCTCTCACCGACGAAGAGGCCACGAACTACGAAGAACTCGAGGCGCAGCTCGCCACGGCGAACCGTGACCGCGAAATCCGGGCGCGTAACCGGGCGTACAACATGCCAGTCCGTGACGCCATCATCCCCGGGGACCTGTCCACCCGCGACGAGTTCGAGGACCTGAACCGGTCATTCGAGGCGTACCTGCGTACCGGGGTGCCGAACGCGGACCTGCAAGAGCTGCGCAACGCGCAGCAGGTCGGCACCGACTCCGAGGGCGGCTACCTAGTGTCGCCGGAGTTCCGGCAAAAGCTGGTGGAGGTCCGGCTGGCGTTCGGCGGGCTCGCCGCGGAGGTCGACGGATTCTCCACAGAGAAGGGCGGCGCCCTCGAGTACCCGTCCCTGGACGACACGGCCAACTCCGGCGGCATCACCGCGGAAGAGGCCGCGTTCGTGGACGGCGACGACCTGGCGTTCGGCACCATCGCGCTCGGGGCGTTCAAGTACACGTCCACAGGCGCCGGCACCACGACCCCGCTGCGGGTGTCCGTGGAGCTGCTGCAGGACGCCCAGTTCGACGTGCAAGGGCTGGTGGCCCGCGCGCTCGGGACGCGGATCCAGCGCAAGCAGGCCGCGGACTGGGTGAACGGCAACGGCACCACGCTCCCGTTCGGCCTGCTCCACGACGGGCTCACCGCGGATGTCGTGCTCGACACGGAAGCCACGATCACCTACCTGAACCTCACAGAGGTCGAGGAGGCCCTGGACCCGGAGTACGAGCAAAACGCCAAGTGGGTGATGTCGAAGGGGACGTGGGTGGCCATAAAGCGGCTCGAGGACGGGAGCAACCGCCCGCTGATCCTGCCGCAGGCCGCGTCCGGCATCGGGCAGGCCCCGCAGCGGGAGCTGCTGGGCTACCCGGTCATCATCGACCAGGGCTGCAACGCCGTCACCGCCGATGGCGTGGCCGGCGGGTTCGCCGTGCTGGGCGACCTGCGGGAGGCCTACGTCATCCGCCGCGTCGCCCCGTTCACCCTCGTGGTGAACCCGTGGACGCGCATGAACAACGGCCAGGTCGAATACGTGGCCTGGGAGCGGGCGGACGGCAACATCCAGAACCGCTCCGCGTACGCCACCCTCGAGAACATCACCACGTAAAGGAGGCGCAAGTCATGCTCATCAAGGGAAACCCGGACGCCGTGGAGGCGCACCGGGAAATCAAGAGCAAGGCGCTGGCGAAGACAGCCCGCGCACGGAAGGCCGCGGACGCGCAGAAGGCCGCCCACAACGCGGGCACCGCTCCCGCGCCGCGGAAGGCGTGATCTGAGATGGTGTGGGCGCCAGACTACGTGACGGCTGCGGAGCTGAAATCCTATCTGAGGATTACAGACACCGCGGACGATGCGGAGCTGGCGCTCGCCATCACCACAGCGTCGAGGGCCATGGACCGGCACTGTCACCGGCAATTCGGGAATGTGGCCTCCGCGGAGGCCCGGAGATACACGGCGTGCTGGGACCGCGACCGCCGCAGGTGGGTTGTGCAGTTAGACGACCTGCACGACTCCGCTGATCTGACCGTGGAAAACGCAGACGGAAACGCCATCGACGTCTATACCCTCGAGCCCGTAAACGCCGCGTTCAAAGGGAAGCCGTACGAGCGGCTTGTGGTGGATCCGGAAAGCGCGGCGCAGCCCACAAGCGAGGAGCACGGGGTCACCGCCACGTCACCCAATTGGGGCTGGGACGCGGTGCCCGTGCCTGTCGAGCAGGCCACCCTGCTGCAGGCGTCACGGTTTCACGCCCGCAGGTTTTCGCCGTACGGGGTGGCCGGCTCGCCGGAGCAGGGGTCGGAAGTGCGGCTCCTGGCGAAGCTGGACCCGGACGTGGCCGTGGCCCTGGGCAGCGGTTTTGTCCGATGGTGGGCGGCGGTCTGACCATGGACCTAGGCGACGTCATGGACGCTGTGGCCACACAGCTCGACACCATCACCGGGCTACGGTGCTTCGCGTACCCTCCGGACAGCATCACCCCACCCGCGGCCATCGTGTCCTATCCGGAAGAGCTGGCCTTTGACGCCACCTATGACCGGGGCGCGGACACCATGACACTGCCGGTGATCGTGGCCGTGGGGAAGGTCCACGACCGCGCCACCCGGGACCTGGTGGCCGCGTACGCGGACGGCTCCGGGGCCAGCTCCATAAAAGCCGTGCTCGAGGCGGGCACATACACGGCGTTCGACTCAGTGCGGGTGGTCCGCGCGGAGTTCGACGTCGTGCGCATAGGCGCCACCGACTACCTGGCGGCGCTGTTCGACCTAGACATCGTAGGAGATGGCTGATAATGGCAAAGGTTCACGGGAAGGTCACGTTCATTTCCCTCGATGGTGACGACCTGTCGCAGTACTGCGACAATTCGGAGCTGAAATTCGAGGCCGACGAACACGACGTCACCACGTACGGCAACGATGGGCACGTATTCCTGGGCGGGCTCACGTCCGGCACCGTCACCATCTCCGGCAAGTACGACTCCACGGCCAGCACCGGCCCGCGGGCCGTCATCCAGCCGCTACGCGGCACCGTCGTGCCGCTGATCCACCAGCCGGAGGGCACCGGCGCGAGCCTCCCGCAGGACGAAGTGGACGTGCTGGTGAAGAGCTACGTTCAAACACACCCGGTCGCGGACTACGTCATGTGGTCCGTGGAGCTGACCATGAGCGGTGACGTCGACTCGACGGCGCAGAGCGCATGAGCGTCGACCTCGAGAAGCTACTCGCGCCACGGGCCGACACCCCGACCGGGCTGCCGGAGGATGACGTGGAAGTGCCCAGCATGGGCACTGTGCGGGTCCGCGGCCTGTCCCGCGAAGAGGTCTTCGAGACGCAGAAGGCGAAGGACACGCAAGCCCACGAACGGAAGATCCTGCGCCTGGGGATGATCGACCCGGCGATGACCGAAGGCCAGGCCGCGGTGTGGCAGAAGGTGTCCCCGGCCGGGGAGATTGAGCCCGTGGTGGATAAAATCCGCGCGCTGTCCGGCCTGTCCGAGGGCGCCGACAAAAGCGGCCTACCTGGCCATGGAAACGAACCCGGACCTGGAATTCGAGATGTTCCTGGCGACGAAACTGGGAATGACAGTGGCCCGGATGCGGCGGGAGCTGGCGGCTGACGAGTACATGCGGTGGGGCGTGTACTTTGCACGGAAGGCGCAGCGGGAAGAGCTGGCGCGGCTACAGCGGGGAGGCGGGAAGACATGACGCAGGTCGAGCAACTTGTCGCAATCGCCGCCCAACTTACAGTGCTCGGGGCGGCGGCGGGCGGCGCCCTACTGTGGTTCAAACGGTGGGTGCGTAGGCAAGTCTCGGAACCATTGGGCCGGGTGGAGCTGGAAGTGAAACCCGACCACGGGCTGAGCATGAAGGACGCCGTGGACCGCACAGAACAGGCCGTGCGGCAGCTCGCCCGCCGGTTTGACGACCACCTGACCCTGGGCCACGCAGCCGCCGCTGCGCCGCCTGTGGTGGTCGTGGAGAGGCCGGCCCGCGATGCCTGACCCCATCAAGGTCGAAGGCCTGCGGGAGTTCTCGCAAAGCCTGAAACGGTTGGACTCCGACATGCCGAAGGTGCTTCGGCTCGGGCTGAACAGTGTGGCCGACGTCGTCGTGAACGAAGCCCGCCCACGGGTGGCGTCACGGTCGGGGAAGGCCCGCAGGTCGGTGAAGGCGAAGAGCACCCGCACCGCTGTCCGCGTCGCGGGCGGCGGCGCGCGGGTGCCCTATTACCCGTGGCTGGACTGGGGCGGCAAGGTCGGCCGCGGCGGGTCCGTGGTGCGGCCCTACCTGAAACAGGGCCGGTACATCTACCGCGCATACTTCGGCAACCGCGACCGCTTCGGACAGCTACTCGAGGACGTCCTGGTTGACGTGGCGCGGCAGGCCGGCCTGGAGGTCCAACGGTGAGCAAACCACAGGTAACACTGACGTTCGCCGGGGACGAAAAGGACCTCACGAAATCGTTTGACAAGGTGGGCGCCGCGGCGAAGGGCATGGACGACGACGTGGGCCGGGCCTCCCGCGGCATCCGCGACAGCGCGGGTGGCCTGGACAAGTTCGGGGAGGCCTCCGACACGGCGGACACTCGGGCTATGGGCTTCCGTGACACCCTCACTGGCGTCGAGGACACAGGCCGTGGCGTGTCGATGATGATGAAAGGCGACATGTTCGACGGCGCCCTCATGCTGGGTATGGGCATCGGTGACCTGGGCTCCGGGCTTTTCAACTTTGTGGTCCCCGCGTTCAAGGCGTTTTCCACGTCGATGCTGACCAGTGCCGTTGCAACGGTCCGGTCGACCGCCACGACCGTCGCCCACGGCGCCGCCACGAAGGCGACCGCTGTGGCCACGGGAGGGCTCACCATCGCGCAACGGGGCCTGAACCTGGCCATGCGGGCGAACCCGATCGGGCTGGTCATCACCGCCCTGGTCGCTATCGGCTCGGCGCTGGTGCTGGCCTATAACAAGTCGGAGACGTTCCGAAAGATTGTTCAAGGCGCCTTCCGCGGCGTCCTGGCCGTGGGCAAGGCGCTATGGACGGGGCTGCAGGCCGGCGCCCGGGTGTATGTGGCCTACATCAAGGGGCTGGCGACGGCTATCTCGGCACCGTTCCGGCTCGCCTTCCGCGGCGTCAAGGCCGCGTGGAATGCCACCATCGGCGGCAGGGGATTCAGCATCCCGGACTGGGTCCCGATCATCGGCGGGCGTTCGTACCGGATCCCGCGGATGCACAGCGGCGGCGTCGTCCCAGGCGCGCCCGGGCAGGAGGCCATGGCCATTCTGCAGGCCGGGGAGCGCGTCGAACCCGCGAGCAGGGCGGGCGGGCGAACAGTGCTCGAGTTGCGTGGCGACGGCGAGCTGGCCCGGCTGCTGGTGGAGCTGCTACGTAAGGCCATTCGCACGCAGGGCGGGGACGTCCAGGTTGTGCTGGGCGGCGCGTGATGGCGGCACTCGACGTCCATGTTGACCTGTGGATAGACGCGGCGTGGGTGGACATCACCGGCGACGTCTACACGCGGGCACCTATCACGATCACCCGCGGGCGCACCGCGGAAGGCGGGCAGGTCGAACCGTCGAGCTGCACAGTGACCGTGAACAATCGGGACGGCACCTACTCCCCACGGAACCCGTCGTCTCCGTACTTCGGGAAGATCGGCAGGAACACCCCCGCCCGGGTGCGCGTCACCGCGGACGTTCGTCTCGTCGGGGAGGTCTCAGGGTGGCCGACTAAGTGGGACAAGCCCGGCAAGGACGTGTACGTGGAGCTGGAGGTCGCGGGCATCATGCGCCGGCTTGGGCAGGGGAACGCGGCGGCGCCATCCACGCCGCGGACGTTCATCCTGGCGAACGATCCCGCGGCGTACTGGCCGCTGGAGGACGGGCCGCTGTCAGTGTCGGCGGCCTCCGCAGTGTCAGGTGGGCCGGTGCTGATTACCGGGAAGCCGGCGCCGGACCAGCCGTCGCCGCAAGTGTGGGGCCAGGGCCAGCTCGCGCCGTGGCTGCGGCCGGTCGCCAAAATCGAGCACGACACGCTGGGGACCGTCATGACCGCGGACGTGGCCATGTCCGGATTCGTAGACACGTGGACCATTGAGTGCATCCGGTCCGGAGGGTACGGGGAGGGCGCCGGGGATGGGACGCTGTTCTCCGCAGTCTACGGCGCGGCGACCGTCGAAACGTTCGTCATCGTCGGGTTTGACGCGCAAGCCGGGGACGTCACCCTGTCCCTGGGTTTCTCAACCGTGGCCACCGACGACGCGCCGGCAGGGTTTTGGGATGACAACCCGCACCATGTGCGGCTGACCGCCACACAGGACGGCGCGGACATCGACTACCAGGTGTGGATCGACGGGGTCTCCGTCCTGACCCACACTGAGACCAGTGAGACGCTGGCGCCGCTGCTGCGGGTGGCCACCACAGTGTCAACCACAGTAACGACGGCACTGGCGACCGGGCACTGGGCCGCGTGGACCGACCCACCCGCCCTGGCCGACAGTGTGGACGCAGCGTTCGGGCACACCGGGGAGACGGCTGGCCGGCGCATTGAAAGAATCTGCACCGAGCAGGGGATCCCGTTTACCGGCGTGGGCGACCTGGACGACACCGCCCCGATGGGCCCGCAGGCGCCGCTGCCGCCGCTGGAGCTGCTACATGAGGCGGCGGCAGCGGATCACGGCATCCTGTACGAAACCCGCGACGAGCTCGGGCTCGAATACCGCACCCGGACCGACCTATACGACCAGACCCCGGCACTGACCGCGGACTACTCCGCGGACGTGTTCTATGGGCTTCCGGAGCCCGTGGACGATGACCGCTCCACACGAAACGACGTCACCACGACACGCCCACAGAGCGGGGAGGCCCGCGCAGTACTCGAGGCCGGTGCCCTGTCCACGGCGGACCCTCCGGATGGGGTGGGCACCTACGCCACGTCGGTGATGCTGAACGTGGCCGGGGATGGGTTCCTGGCCGACCACGCCGGATGGCTACTGGCCCTGGGCACCGTGGACGAGGCCCGCTATCCGCGGCTGGCGTTCCGGCTGAACGCTGCCGCGGGCATCGCCGCAGACATCGCCGCCCTGGACCTGGGCGACCTGGTGCGGATCACCGACCTGCCCTCGTGGCTTCCACCCGACGACGTCGACGCGCTCGTGCAGGGCACCGTGGAGACGCTGGGCTCACACATGCGGGATGTGGAGCTGGTGACGGCGCCAGCCGCCCCGTACGACGTGGCCGTCTATGACACGGACCGGTACGACACCGCCGGGTCGGAGCTGGACATCGGCGTGAACACCACGCACACGTCCCTTGCCGTGCAGGTCACAGTGGAGCCGCTGTGGACCACCGACGACGATGAGACCCCGTTCGACATATATGTGGGTGGGGAACGGATGACCGTTACAGACATCGCCGCGGCGGTTGCCGGCGTGCATGTCTTCACCGTCACCCGGTCAGTGAACGGTGTGGTGAAGGCTCACGACGCTGGCACACCGGTGCGCCTGTGGACGCCGGCCAGGCTGGCGCTGTAGAGGGAGGATGGGATAATGCCGCTGGCAGGAGAAGCGATCACCGCGGGGAAGATCCCCGGGGAGCGCGTCGCAACCACGACCAGGACATCCAACTCCGGCACCTTCACGGCTGAAACAGTGCTGGACACTGTGGTGGCGCCAGTGGTCGCCGGGCGCACCTACCGGGTGCGGTGGGTGTGCGCACACCAGTCGTCGGTCGGCACCGACGTAGCCCGTCTCCGGCTGCGTGAGGACTCCGTCTCCGGCACCCAACTGCAGCTCGACAACGTCAGCTTTGACGCCAACTCGCAGATTGTGCAACGCACCGTGGAAAGCGAGTACGTCGCCGACGCCACCGAAGACAAGACATTCGTCGCCACATCGGCGCGACTGACCGGCTCCGGTAACATATCGTCCACCCAGTCGGCCACCCAGCCGGCCCTGCTGTATGTCGAATTCATCGAGGAGTGAGCCATGCCCGTACGAGTGAACGACGCGGCGCGTAACGCCGCCGTGGACGCCGTGGTCGCGGAGCTGGACTCCGGCACCGCCACCGGGGCATTCCTGCGCATCTACTCCGGGGCGCAGCCGGCGACCCCGGCCACCGCGCCGTCCGGCACCCTGCTCGCAGAGTTCGAGTTGTCTGACCCGTCGTTTGCGGCCGCGTCGGGCGGGTCCGCCGCGCTCGACGTGTCGCCGGCATTGACCGATGTGGGCCTGGCAGCCGAGACCGCCGGCTGGGCCCGGTTCCTGACCGGCGACGAGCAGGCCGGCAGCGGGCTCGGCGTGGTCGACGGCGCCGTGGGCACGTCCGGCGAGATGGTGAACCTGAACACGACAACCATCTCGGTCGGGGTGAACGTCGAGGTGACCTCCGGAACGATCTCGCTTCCCGCTTCTGCCTGACCGGCGGGGGGAGATGACCCGTGTCCGTTACGATCAAGTCGGTAGGTCAGTTCGTCACATCCACCACCACCGACCCGTCCCCTGCCGCCGTAAACGGCCCGGCTGCCGGTGATCGTTCGCTGATGTTCGTCGCTTTCAAGCCGATCACAGCGACGATGCCTACGCCCGAGAACTGGGAACTGGTCGCCGGCCCGATCGACGGGGGCACCGGCTCACAGGGCGCTGACGCTGGCCCATCCCGGCTGTGGGTCTTTCAGCGTGACGGCGAGTTCTCCGGTGCTCAGGCGATCGAGGACACCGGAGGCAACTCCGGATATGCGATCATCATAACGTTCTCCAAGACGCTTGACGCTTGGACAGACGTGGCCACCACCACGGGCGACGACACCACCGGCGGCGGCGCGACCTATTCAGCAACCTACGCCGCAAACCCGGGCATCACCGCCGACGACGCGCTCGTTGCGGCCATCGCCATTCCGACTGACGCCTCCACACTGACCGTTCAAGGCAACCTAGCCTCGCCCAGCATCACCGCGACCGGCATCTCCGGCGGCACCCTAGCCAGCAGGTACGGCGAAACTGGCACCGGCTTTGACTTCGGCGCTGGCCTGATCTGGTTCGATGAGTTCACCGGCACAGCGTCGGCCGCCCCAACAGTGTCCGCCGAGTTCACCTCCGCGACGAACACCTACGGGCCTACGATCCTGGCCCGGCTGCGGGACGAGGCAGCCGGCGTCGACGGTACCGCCGACGTGGTCCTGCCCGCCTTGGCGTCCTCCAACACGGGGGCTGTCGACGTCGACGGTACCGCCGACGTGGTCCTGCCCGCCTTGGCGTCCTCCAACACGGGGGCTGTCGACGTCGAGGGCACCGCGGCCGCAGTCCTCCCAGCGTTGGCCGCCAGCCTGTCTGGCACCGTCGAGGCGACCGCCACCGCGGACGTGGCCCTGCCAGCCCTCACGGCGTCGCTGGAAGGCACCGTGGAGATTGTCGGGGTGGCGGGTACCGCCGACGTCGTTCTGCCGGCGCTGGCGTCCTCCAGCGCCGGGGCTGTAGACGTCGAGGGCACCGCGGCCGCAGCCCTCCCGGCGTTGGCTGCATCACTGGAAGGTACCGTGGAAATCGTCGAGGCGGCGGCGCCGATAGACACCCAACTCTGGAATTGGATGCGCCACATGGGGTGGCTTTAGCCGTCCAGCTCCCACCCCGCGGTCCCGCCGGTGTCCTGACCCCGGCCCGCGCGGAGCCACGACGACACAGCCGCGCCGGCCAGGCCCACCAGGACCACGACCACGCCGGCCAGCATCGCGCCGAAAGCCATCCACAGCACCGGAGAATTCCATAGGTCCGACTGTGGAAAAGTGACGTCCGTGACGACCTCGGCTCTGTGCATGCCTCACACAGTAGGCGCCATGCCGCAACTACGTCAAGCGTCCGGGGCGCGCCCCCTTGCCTATGTTCCGGCATCGTGCCATCCTGCCGCCATGACCACTACGCCACCCCTCACATCACGGCAGGTTGCGGAACGGCTCGGCGTGGACCTGCGCACCGTGCACCGGATGGCCGACGACGGGCGCCTGCCGTCTGCCGGCAAGCTTCCCGGTCTCACCGGCGCGTACCTCTTCGACCCCGCAGTGATAGACGACGTGGCACAACTACGGCAGGAGGACGGCGCATGACCGAGGACGACAGGTGGCGGAAGGTGCTCGAGGACGAAGAGCTGCAGCGCATGTACCGCGCCAAGCCGTTTCGCGGCAAACCTCATAGGGGCCGCGTCGCTCTGCTGCTGGCTACGCTCGCTTGCTGGGCGCTGCTCGGCTTCGCCCTGACGCGGGTGGTCGCATGACCGCGCTGATCGAGTTCACAAGGATCGCGTGGCCCGGGCTGCTGGTGCTGGCCGGGTACATCACACTGATAGTCCACGCGGCCAGGGCGTACCGGCGCCGGCACCCTCGAGGCCGCTACCGGGTGTTCTTGGCCGGCCCACGCGAGGAGCTGGTGCTCGAGGCGCAGCACGAGCTGACCGAAGGCGAGGCCCGCGATGTCGCGGCCCTGGTCCGTGAGGCAGGGCGGGTGTTGGCCACCCGCAGAGACGACCTGATCGCGCAAGGCATCAACCCGCGCGAACTACTGATTCCGTTGGCGCCGGACGAGGGGCGGCAGCCGTGATCCGGCTACGGAAGGGGCAGCGCGTCACCTACACCGTGCACCGCTGGGCCGGGCGCGAGTACGAACGGATCCAGCGGCGCGGCACCGTGTCGAAGATAGAAGCGGAGCGCGTCCGTGTCGCCACAGACTTTGGGCCATGCCTGGTGTGGATGCCACGCGGGCAGGTGACCCCGCTGTGACAACCGTCGAAGTGTTCCGCGAGCCCGCGGGTGACCTGTGGTGCTTCGGCTGCCGCAAACGCCTACCCCACGAATGGGTGCTCATGCGCGACGCCGAGCCCAGCTACTATGACCCGTCGTGGCGCCGCGAATGCTCCCAGTGTCACCAGGACCGTACGTACTTCCCCGGGTGCGGCCCACTATGACTGGGCAGTCCGCATTCGAGGCCCTGGCCGCTGTCATGGGCGACGTCGAGGCCGCAGTGCTGCTGCAGACTGAGCTGGCGGACGTGGACGCAATGCAGTTTGCGCAGATGGTCGAAGCCTTGGCCCGGCTCCGTACCTGGCAGGCGTCGCTGGAGCGCGCGGACGGCGTGCTCGCGCGCGCCATAGCGAAGCTTCTGCGAGACTTCCGGGCCGGCTTCTGGCCCGTGGAAGTCGCTGGGGTGGGTGTCGTGGAGCTGGCGCCCGCGGGTGACAGCCGGACCGTCACAATCACAGGAGGACGGCTATGACGTACGTGTATGCGGGACCTTCCACCCTGGCCACTATCGGCATCGCCGTAGTGTCCGCGGTCGTCACAGCGGCCACCATCTACGGGCTGTGGTGGTTGGAGGGATGGTGGCTTGAGCGCCGCCAGGAGCCCGGGCCGATTGACCCGGGCGTGGACGGGGTGATGCTCGAGCCACGAGACGACCCCCCGTTTCCGGACGGGTGGCATGGCACCTGGACGCCATCGGAGGAGGATGTAGCGCTGGGCCGGCAGCTCACCCGGGAACGGTTCGGGGGGAAGGCTTGACGTGGCCGCCAGGCGCCCATGGCGGGCTGCTGCGTTCATTCCCGTGCCGGGTGGGCGTCCGATCCGAGGAGGTCGCGCCGCAGCCCGTACACGGCGGGCGCTGGCGCCGTGGATCAGAGGTAAACGCGCCCAGGGCTGGCAGGTGACGGTGTGGCGCGTCGATCGCATTCCTACCCTATGAAAGGGGGGGTGGAAAAGCACGACCGTGCTATGCAGCGATCGCTGCATCCACAGGATCATCCACAGAAAGGGGAAAACGCAATGAGCAAGATCATCGCATGGCTGCGGCACGTCGCGGCTATCGAGCCGGTCTACGTGCGCTCGTACATCGGCGCCATCGTCACAGCAGCATCCGCGTGGGGTGTGGAGCTGTCCGCCATCACAGGACCCGTCGAAACGTCCCTGCAGCAGGTCATCGTCGTCTGCGGGCTGACCCTGACGGTGCTGGGCGTCCGCGACCGGGTGACACCGACCGCGGCGGTCGTCGCGCGCGTGCAGGACCCGTCCCACGAGCCTGAACGGGCCGTGTACCTGGCGGGCGGCTACTCCGAAGCGCCCACAGGCGCCCGCGTGGGCCGGCTGTCCAGCCTGGACCACCTGACCCGCCTGGAGGCCCAGTGACCACATACGAATCCAGGGTGCAGTGGACCGGCTCGAGCGCGTCCGGCAGCCCACTGTTGGGCGCCGGGCTGAACGGTGTATCCGTTCACTGGCCTGGCACGACGCAGGACGCCATCGGAGACCCTGGGAGGGCTGGAATCGCGGAGCGGCTTCGGCACTACCGCTCATATCACCTGGGGAAGGGGTGGCGGGACATTGGCTATAACTTCGCCATCGACCAGGCGGGCAGGGTGTGGATGCTGCGTTCGACAGCCTGGCACGGCAACCTGGTAGGCGCGCACAGCGCCTCCGATGCCAACCCTGACGCGAATTACGAATATGTCGGAGTGCTGCTTCTGCTGGGCGACCGGGAGCCACTATCCCCGGCCATGATCGGCGCTTTTAGGGACTGGTATCACACCAGGTTCCTGCCGAGCTACCCGCACCGTAGAGACGTTCGCGGGCACGGCCAAGTTCCCGGCGCGTCCACACGGTGCCCAGGCCCATATGCGCGCTCGCTCATGGGCGACCTGACGAAACTCAACCCATCACAGGAGGACGACGAGATGACAAAAGATCAGTTCATGGAATGGTACGCGGAGGCTCTGCACCAGACCCAACTAGGCGGCTCCGTGCTCGAGAACGGCGCACCAGTGACGCAGGCTATCGCCATCGACCAGACCCACAAACGGGTCGACGACATCGAGTACCTGACGAAGGCGTATGTGGACGCGAAGATTTCCGAAGTGCTGGGCGTGGTGCGTGAAATCCGCGACGCGGTGACACCCCAGCAATAAGCCCGCTGTGGCCCGTGACTGCCACGGCACGGGCCACAGCGCGCGGATGCCCGGTGTGGGCGGTAGGTCCAGCCCCCATGGCCGCGAGGTCAATAAGCTGGCCCCACACCGGGCATCCTCGACCCCAGAAGGGCGGGTGAGGAGACAGCGCAAGCAGAGCGGTGGACCCGTCGTGCGTCTGCCTCGATCCCGACCAGACACGAACACAAGGCGGGATTGAGACAGGGAACAGGCGGCAACCAGTACCGCGGCAGCGCGACTCGCCCGAGCGCGTGCAGTGGGTCCAGCCTGCCTGGAAGCTGGCACCTTATCCACGACCCACCATATACGGCCAGCCCGGGACTGGCAATGACCATAAGCGCGGCGACACCAGTGGTCCGGGTGCCTTCCGGCCCAACGCCCGGTAGGCACCCGGACCACAAGGGACAGCCCCATCCCGGGCGCCTATCAGTCAGGCCAGCACCAGAGGCCCAGATGCCGCCGCGCCAGGCCATCCACTGCCGACCTGTGGCGCGCCCCTTGTGCCATGTTTCACGTGAAACATGGGCAGGCCCAGGAAGAGCGGCAATGACGAGGGACGGCACGCAGGTCCCAGTCTTCACTGCCGTCCTCGGCTATCCTCGGCGCATGGACAGCATGACCACACCACGGCCGCGCACCGCGGCCCGCGGCTACGGCAACCCGCACCAGCGCGTACGGAAGCGGGCGGCTGTCGACGTGGCTGCAGGGCTGGCGACGTGCGCGCGATGCCATGGGCGTATCGCACCGGATGAGGCGTGGGACCTGGACCACGACGACGAGCGGCGGACCTACCTCGGGCCATCGCACGCATCATGTAACCGCCGCGCCGGGCAAGAGAAAGCGCAGATGCAGTTGGCGCTGGTGGGCGGGACATGGCCGGCCCGAAAAGTTCCGAATGTCCCGCCCTCCACCATGACCCCGCGGCGGTCGTCGCGCGCGTGCAGGACCCGTCCCACGAGCCT